CTCGGCCTCCTGTTCCCACCATTACTCCCACCCATGGATTTTAGGGTGGGGTGGGGGCTCTAACAGAACCCGTCATCAAACTCAATACTGGGATTGGTAGGGTGACGAGTGGGTCCTGTCGGACGGCTGGCGTCGGAGGTCTTGGCTGAAGGGATGGTGTTGGTCCAAAAGAAGCGGGCTTCGGAGCCTTCTCCAGAGAACCGGGTGGTGTAGGTAACGTCGGTGGGCTGGCCCAACCGATAGTGAGCAGAGTAGGTCTGGTTGGGGCCCACATTAGTCGACTCGAGGAAGACTATGGGCGTGTGGCCAGACTGCAACAGCTCCACCATACCACCTTCATAGTTGTCGGCAACGACACACTCTGCGAGGAAGAGGCGGTGGCCGGCAGGGACTGTGAAGGTATCACCATTCTTTAGCCAACTGGAGAATGAAGCAGTGCGCGAGCCGGGGGCTTCGCGTCTAGTCAACACTCCAGGATTGACTTGGGGAGTTTGGAAGTCAATTTCCCAGTCAATGTACAACGACCCTGCGGTGAGGGTCTCGCTGCTGATCTGGTCACCATTGAAGTTGACCGGATCCGTGACCTGAATGACATAGATGACTGCCTGCTGATTGAACCGGGGATTTTCCTTCACAGGCCCGGTGTAGTACAGCTGGTTATCACCTCTCTGCGCCAAGTGTATCACCTTGCTCTTATTGAAGTTCCATTGCTGGGACCCCGTTTGAGCGGTGGCTTGGCGGATCAGTCCGTCAGGGTCGGATATGACAGTGGGGTCATCCTGGGGGTCAGTGTCCTGGTAGCAGATGAGTTGGCAGCCTAGTGTGTTTGGCACAGCTGGGACATACCGCACTCTAAATTTGCGGAACCGGAACCTTTCCCACAGGTCTGAGAGCTGAGTGAGCCGGGTGCCGGGGAAGGCACTGGGACTGACACTGAACGTCTTCAGAATCCGGGAAGCAGCGGTTGGGGAGCTCTTGTTCACCTTGAGTTCGCCAAGGTAATCAGAGCCATGCAGACGACAGAACCCATTGTTCATAGGCCTGACATTGCTACCAGACTCCATCAGAGACAGAGCTGTCAGCGACTGCATGATTCCACCAACGTTGCGCGACCTCTTGTTGCGCTTGCGGGAGCTTGTTTGCTTCTGGGGCTGGGGTTGGGGGCTCTTGAGAGCCTTGGCCTTTCGGCCGGCGGCGGCTGAGCGGTTGTTTCCTGTCATTGCAGAGAACGCAGGTAGATCTAACGGGCAGGTGCCAGCAAGATTCAGTGTCCATAGGGACGACAACCGGGTCTAGGGCACCGCCGGGAGACCAAGTCCGGCTCTAACCCTGGTGAATGGTATACCCCTTGGTGTCGGTGAGATAGGACTCAACCAAGACCGGGGGTAACTCAGACACGCCGAATTCCCAACCAGCAAGCTGGTGCTCCCACGCCAATTGTAGTGCTGGACACCACCCAAAGACCTCAGCCACATGTGCTCTGCAGCACGGCAGGATCTCAGTCTCCTTTGCGGCTAGGCCTCTCCGTAATCTGTCACGGTCATACCACCCGACTTCAGCGAACCTGCGCCTGAGCAGCCTGGCACTGACCTTTGGGGAAAGGTTGGCAACGAGGGCTCGGCACATTATGCTAATGATGGGTGTGTGTGAATCGGTGGCAAGGTAGGAAAGGGCCTTGGCTAGGATGAGACTCTGCAGTTCCCCTTGTTTGAAGGTGGTGGGGAACTTGGCAAGTGCTCTGGGCAGGTCGCACATTTCTCTGAAGCAGCCTTCGCAGGTACTTCTGCCACAGAAATTGGCGTGCGCGTGAGACAGTGGCTCCACGACCTTGAGCTTGAAGCCTAAGAATGAAGCGAAGCTGAGATTGTCACAGATCTCTCGTTTGACGGCCTTATCACAGTGGATAATGCCATCGTCTCCTTCGTGGAAGCTAACCCAGGTGGTTGGGTTCATGTTTCTCAGGGAGGCCCATATTACAAATCGGTTTACCACCCCGTTTGCAATTGATGTATGGGCATCACCTGAAGCACGTGTACCGGCCACTGAATACCGGACCCCCATCGCGCTCACACCCTGAAGAGTCTCCAACAAAGGAAGGAGTTCATCCAGAATGCTGTGCGTTCCTGCGGGGAATGCCTTGCGAAACATGCGCCTCTCCACGAGACGTATGATGTCTAAGGAGACTGTCATGTCAAATCGTGAGAAATCAGTCTCAATCACGGCTCCTCTCCAATACTGTGAAATGTGCGCTCCCCTATCCTCTGGGTTGCGTCCTTTTACAAGGTACTCACAGTGCTTGGCAGCTCGTTCGATCGCGGCCACGAATGGCCCCAAGACGGACAGAAACTTCAGCTGTCTCGGGCTGATGTTCCTTGGGTCAGTAGCGGTCGTACTGGTCTCCGTCTTGATGAAGACAGCCATTACAGCATCTTTACTGCTTAGGCCGTCCCTTTCCGCTTCCACTCGCGCTTGCCGCAACAGCACTCGCTTGTGGTCGGGGAACCGCTCCACCCACTCCTCGAAGTCCATCGGTTCCATTGGTTGGAGCCACTGGTTTTCCCTGAGCTTTAGGAATTGCTCCGCTAGAAGCATCAGGTTTGTTCGGAAGTACGGGTGGGATAGCCCAGGAGTCCTTGACTGTACTCCGCCCATTAGGCAGGGGGAGCTGTCCTTCAGGTCCTCTAAACTCGGGTCGGCTGGCCAGGGCAGGCTTGGGTCCTGCACTTTTCTTCTCTTGGCTATTGCGACCACCTCCTTTTGCCACTCCTTGCTCCTTGTCTTTAGGGGCTCTAGGTACTCGGGCGGGATGCCGAGGAACTGGCCCACACTTGCAAGGGGGATTCTTCCAGAAGCGACAGGGCGCGTATCCTTTTGGGCCGAGAGCAAGTCCTGAAAACTGGCATCGCAGCGGTAGTGGATTGGGCGCGGGAGGTCCGGCGGGCGCGGGAGCAGGTCTGGATGAGGCTTGGGCACTATCGCGCACACTCTCTTTTCTATTCCTGCCATCTGGTTTTCCTGCGTCAGCGCCGGGAGCGGGGCTATGCTGGAGAGGAGGGGCGGCAATGCTAGCCGCCCCTGCGTCTCGAAAGGGCTGTTTCAGCTTGGTTTGGGCCTCCACTTGTGTGGTGACGACTCTGTGCCAGTGAACCTCATAGGTTGGCACCTTAACGTCGTGCCAGGCCCAAGAGGCTCCCACAAATCTGCCAGCGAGGGCGCTGCGGGCATTGAGCAAGAGTCTGTTCACAAACCGTTCCACAGTGAAAGGCAAAGTGCTCTTGATCCTGAGGAAGGTGCGGAGGACGGTGCGGGCTACCAATCCGTAAGTGCGGGGATCGCCCACAACAGATTGGTTGTAGCTCACAGCAAACTGGTCAGCCATCTGGACCACCAACTCCTGAGCTGATGGGAGAGCGGCTTCGGGCTGGTCATCTGTAGTAAACCGGCTGCGAAGAACGCTGGCGCAGTTGGCGTGCCATTTTTCATCTCGTGGGGCAAAACACATTTGGAATGCTGTCCTTACGAGTGTGGCAACGCGTACGCGCATGGGGTCGCCTTGGGGTGGGACATGGATTACATACTCATGCCCGTCCAAGGTTGCGACGGCCCCGTTGCTCAATTCGTAGTTCTTCAACTTACCGGCTGAGCTAGCCAAGGTATTGTCCTTGAGAGGATCATAGCGTCCGGCGACAGGAGTGCACCACAAAATGATAGAGTGGTGCTCGTCGAACACTCGCTGGTAGGTGAAAGCACCATCAGGCGTAGCCACGACTCCTTCAGTTCCCCAGGAATGGAACCCATGGGTATACTGGGAGCCTCCTCGCGTAGTCATGGTGATGAAGTCACCAGTGCGTTCTACAGTTGCCTCACCCTCGAACCAAGATTCGGTGCCGATGACTCGGCTGAAGTCGTGGGTCACGATGAAGGTTGGGCTACGCACTGCCTTGACGAGGTCTTCCTTGGTGAGGTGGAAATCGACATAAGTCATGAAGGACGGCCTATTGGAATGAGGGCAGTCCTGTCCACTGTGGAGACCAACGTCATTGCTTAACTGCGGGTTGACGGCAAGCCTGAGTTTGTCCAGCCCGGTCACGTTGGGGAAGCATATGTGCAAGCTCTTGCCCAAGTAACCGTTCCTGCTCAGGGAGCCTCCAATGTCTCGTATCTTGTTGGACATTTTAAGGAGGACTTGTACGCAGGCTTTCTCTAAGGTTCTGCGAACCTCAGCCATGCGCCAGTGGTCGTTGTTGCTCGGGTTGGTGAACCATTTACCCCCGTTCACTTTCTCGAGACAACCCAGGAGACTGGCTCTGACCTCACGATGTGTCATGAGTGGCCGGTCACATACCTGGTTAACAAACCGGTACCGCCGCACATACAACCACAACGCTCCCACGAACAGGGCGCAAAGCAAGCCTAAGGCGGACAGTACTAGTACGCTCGCTGTGGGGAGGATGTTGATGATGGCGGGGATGACTGACAGGGCTCGTGCTAGGGGGTTGACTCTGCCGGGAACAACTGTTGCTCTGGCCAAGAGGCGACTGCACACGAAAGGCAAAGCCTTGCGAGGTGCATGGGGCAAGCCCCAAGAGCGTAGGTGAACCATAGTGGCGTCATTGTCAAGCAGGATCTGACAGTCAGAGGCTACTTCCTCCAACCTGAAGTCAGAGGGTATGCCTAGGATGTTGTTCACACCGATGCTTTCCAGAATGTTCCAAACTGGGGAAGCACGGAGAGTGCGGTAGCCAGGTAGGCCAACGCTCTCAAAGGTGGTGAGTTCGCGTGGAGGAATCACTACGTTACCCACAAAGGCGGCCACGAAGGCGGCGGTGAGGTATGACACCCTGATGCCCGTGTAAAGTCAG